TCGCTAATTAGTTCAACTTCATTACTCATATTATATTTTCTCCTTTTAAATCTAAAAAAAGAAGGGACGCAGAGCGCCCCTTCCCAATAATTTATTATTTGAAATTAACAACGGGGTCGTTAACTCCATCAGCAAGGATTCCCTGAGTATCGGCATATACATAATATACCTTATCCATTCCTTCACCTTTTTCCATGAGCTTCTTAGAGCCACGAACAAGGTTGTCGAAATTGATTGTAAATTTAGAGAAATCTTGCTTGCCGCCAGCCTTAGAATAATCCTGTAACAGCATGAAAGCAGTATAACCATCAGCATTTGGCGTATCGCTATTGAATGAATATGTAGTATCTTTAAAGTTAAAGGTGGCAGAAACATTCTTAGGATTGCTTAGATGGATTGGGTTATTGCTTACATCAATATCTTTAAACACGTTACCCACAAAGTTTACGGTAGCACCTTCGGCAAGATTATAAAGGCTTACGCCATTATTCTTTAGCTTGCCTTTGAATGTATTATTCTTAAATGTTACATCCGCAATGTCACGTGCGTTGCTGATGCTAAACTCAACCATATTATAAATATTCTTATCGCCAGCATCGAATACGTTATTCTCAAATACAATCTTGCCAGAAGTCATGATAGACAGTGCGGTACGTGTTGTACCTGAAATTTCACTATTCTTTAGCGTGAAAGGCTTCGTACCGTTAACTTTGATTGCAGGAGTCTTATCATTTACATCTGCGCCAGTAGCTACAAGTTTGACATTATCAAAGGTAACTGCCGCATCTGAAACTACTACTTGTTTTTCAAATGCTACTCCGTTACCCTTAACTGTAATATCATTGCTAAAAGTTACAGGTTCTTCAATTGCAGCAGTTCCCGCAGGGACAAATAGTGTGCCGCCAGCGGGAACATTTGCGATTGCTTCTGAGATAGTATCATAATCGCCAGCATTTACCTCGTCTTTCCCAGAAGTGGGAGGTTCTGGGTCAGGCATCGGAGTTGGGTTTAGCGAGTTGATTTTTTTAGTGCTGTATTCTGATAAGAGCAGATAGAAGGATTAGAGAATACAGCGACGCCAAACTTCTTATAAGTTTGGAGGTCGGTTGACCAATCGTCGTTATCAGAAACAGTACGGACGGCAGTCTGACCCTCAAATACAATCTTGACAGGCTTTTCGCCAACAGAAGCGAAGATGTAAGCCTGAGAGGGGTCAACAACCTTCTCAGTGTTGGTTTCATCAACCATAGACTGCTGGAGGATGATTACAGGGTGACCCTTATAATCAGCGAAGAAGCCCTTGCGGAAAAGCTCTTCTTTCATATTATTAGAAGCCCAGTCAGCGGAAGCAGGCTTCATAGTAGAAGCAAACTCACGAGTGCAGTAGATGGCGGAAGTACCATTACCATAAGAGTCGGAAATAGCAAGTAGTTCGTCCATCTTAGTCTCATCAAAGCCAGCGCCGACATACTTGTTAGCAGTAGGTAGCTGTTCGACAGTCTGCGCAAGAGCCTTTAGAATTTCAGCATAGATGTATTCATCGACACCCTCAAGCATAATATTTGTGAAGTCGGCGAATGAATAACGACCATCAAGGAATTCCTCAAAGCCGATACGGATAGCATAACCGATAGCGCTAGTAGCAACTTCGAGTTCCTTACCATCAAGCATCATTGTCTCGTAACGACCAGCAAGGCCGACACGAGTTACGAAAGCCTTGGCACGCTTACGAGCAGCTTCAGTAATGCGGAGCTTGAAGACAGCCTTATCACCCTGAGCGATTGTCTGAACATCAGCGAACTGCTCAAACTGCTGCATAACCTTAACGGGAAGAATCTCGTCAATAGTATTCTCAATTAGTTCATATACAGCAACTTCGTTACGACGGAAGAGACGATAATCGCCAGCAAGTAGATTGAACTGTTCACGAAGAGTACGGTTAACGGTATCAACGTCAAATGATTCCTCGTTGCCATTTACTGAAAAAGTAAGGGGAGCGTTCTTGGTAGCGGCACGAGCGAGCTTTTTAAGTTCGTCAAATTTCATTAGTTCCATTATCTATCTTACTCCTTTCTTATTCAGCAATGACTTGTAGTTTAAGGCCGGGCTGACCATCAGGCATGGTGGTGAGCTTAGCGACCTTGACAGCTAGACCTTGACCCTTAGCACCCTTCTCTAGAACACCATTGGTGCCGGGAACGAGAACGTCACCGAGGTCATAATCGTCAGCCTTGACGTTATTTGTAGTAAAAATATCACCAGCATACATGCGGAAAACACGAGGTGTCATAACGCCATCATAGAAGTCAGACTTCTTCATAGCGTAGTCACGGTGCATCTGCTTGCGCTCGTCATATAGTTTTTCTTCATTAAAGACCATCATCCAAGGGCCTTCACCAGTGAAATCAACCTTGCCAGCGGCATAATCGTACTTTACAAAAGTACCCTGTTCAAGAATTTCAATGGAATCATCAGCGGGGAGCTGACCATAAACACCACCACTGCGAGGAGCAGAGAGGTGATTAGGCTCGACAACTGAATAATTGTCGTGGCCTGTAAGCTGAACCTTAGCGTCAGCGCGGTCTACATGTAGAGCCATTTAATCCTCCTATTAATAGTTTTGTGCTTCGCGGAGAGCAGATAGAATTGGGTCAGCATCTTCCGCAACAGTTTCATCATCTAGAGAGAATGTCGTAAGAGGTGTAGAATCAATTTCTTCATCTTCGTCAAAATTAACATTCTTCTGGACATATAGTAAAGCGAGCTTGCTTTCAATCTCGCCAAGAGTAAATTTATCTTTATCAGCAATAATTTCCGCTTTGTCTTCGTCAGAGAGCATATGATACTTAGCAATCATAGCATCCTTATCGGCATCAATGCGCTCTGCCTTAAACTTACGAAGTTCTTCTGCTTCTGCTTCGAGAGCTGTAAACTTATCGGTAAGCTCTTTTAGCTGTTCAGAAAGTTTAGAAACCTGATTCTCAAGCTCGCACTTTTTACCGGGCTTCTTTTTATATTCATCATCGTCATCAGAATCATCGGAATCATCAGATTCATCATCTGAATCGTCTGAATCATCTTCTTTCTTCTTGCTTTCCTCAGCAAAAGTTTCTTCGGCGGAGTCTTCGCTAGATTCAACGTCTTCGTTTGTCTCAACGTCTTCGGCAAACTCTTCTACCACAGGAGCTTCTTCCTCAACCGTAGCAGTAGGCTCTACCTCAACGTTTTCAACGTTTTCTTTCGGCATAGACCCTCCTTTTGTCAACGCACTTTTTAATTCATTCATCATAGCAAATAAAGTATGCGAAAATTCCTTATTATAAGAGAAGTGTTCGCTTACTTCTGGGCTAGTGACAGATGCGCCCTCAAAACAAGGTTCTACATCATCGCCCAAGATGCAAAGTTTTGTAAAGATTGCATCATTTATAATAAAAAACTCAATATCGTTGCTATCTTTAGTCCAATGTCCGTCAACGTCATCAATTTCCATTGACTGACCTTGGCCTTCGTTGATACATTTATCCAATTCAGGATACTGCCCAGTCCATAGATAACCAGTAGTCATCAGGTATTCACGAGTAGTAGTTTCACCAAATTCATTGGTATCATCGAATTTCTGAAACCATACTTTCGCATCTGGAGCAACGAAACCGTATGGAACGGTCTTACAAGAGAATTTTACTTCCCCATCTTCAATGTGAAGAACTTCACCGTGGTCACCAAAGTCTTCTTTGTTCTCATTATACGCTGCTACAATTGGCGTACACCGTAATGTCTTTGCCATTTTATAAGCTGTTTCTTTGCTGATATATGACCCATTACGATTTTTACCAATATAAAAAACTTTAATTTCGCATTTTGAAACTTGCGGACTTATATCAGAAGATGTAAGATTCACAAATTCCACATTATCAATTGTATCAACTGGAACACTTTTATTACGTATCAAACTTACACCTCCATTACTATAAATTCATTGTTTTCCAAAAGCAAATCTGATAAAGTCATTTTAGATAAATGAGTATAAGGAATTCTAATCAGTGGAATATTATGAGCTAAACAATACTCATTTTTCATCATATCTCGATTATGAATTGTCTCATAAGTATCATTTCCACGCCAATATTTATTTTGACCATTAGGAAAATGTTGTCTTCCATCAAATTCTATCAAATAATTTTGCTTTGGCAAATAAAAATCAAAACGCAGTTTTTTACCATTACTAGTCAAATCAGAAAAACTATATTCTTGCTCAAATTCAATACCAGCATTAGAAAGAAGTTCAATAATTTTTGTTTCTCCGTGCGACCCATGAGATAATTTTTTTTGACATTGGCATAACACAATCACGCCAGAAGGTCGTAATTCAAAAGTAGGAATGTCTCGAATAAAACCACATTCTTGACATTGACACTTCCAAACGACTCTACCGTCAACTCGTTTATCTGTTTTCTCTAGTAATTTCCATGTACCTACAGTATCGCCAACTTTATACCGACTTTTCTTCTGTCCTTCTAAAACTATTTTTTCTTTTCGGATACAGCCGCAAGAACGCCGTGGCCTGTTTTTACAGTTTAATTCGCCTTTTGTTGCATAAACAATATTATGTTCAGCGCAAGAACACATACATTTATATAGCGGCCCACTGCCTTCTTTTTTTCGGTCGGTTTTTTCAATAACGGTAAGGCGACCATGTACAGTTCCTACAAAATCATCAGTAGTATCAGACATTGCTCTATCCTTCCGCTTCTATATTAGCGATTGTTTTATCAGACTTCTCGGAATCTGGTTTTTCAGGGCGGCCACCCTTATTACCCGAAGATGGAGTCTGCTGTTGTTTTGTCTTTGCTGTGTTGTTTCCATTGCCGTTATTACTCATTGTAGAAGATAGAGCAGGAGCAACGAAAACCTCATTCAAAGACATAACGTCATTCTCAAAGTATGCGGTCATAAGTACAGCACTTTGAGATTGACCAAGAGCAACTTGCGGCAATAGCTTGGAAAATCCAAGAGAAGTCATATCTTTATACTGCTTAGATAAGTCTTTATAATTATAGACAGTTGTTGGCAGAATATCGACATGATAATAAAGTCGCTTACTGTTCTTGTTAAATGGTGCCAACAGACGTTCTGCAAATGTCTGGAATTGTAAAATAAGGTCAGACATAGTAGCTTCATCATTCGCAATGGATTTTTCCAACGCAAGATTGCCATCTGCATTAAAAAGGTTCTGTCCAGTACCAGCTTCGTTGTACACAGAACGTTCAACTTTATTGAGCTGGTCTACAGAAGAGACATTACCCTTGTCAGAAAGGTCTGCCACATCAACATCTGCGAACGTTGTCAACACGTCAACTCCAACAGCGTCACCAAGCATGGCAACCGCATTAGTGTGGAGTTGTTGCGCTTCTTGGACATCGAAGATTAAATCGCCATTCTTATCAATTGGCATCTTTTGGATAATAATCTTCAAAATCTGTTGAAGCATCTTTTTCTTATCTAAATCCTGCGCGTCTTCCAAATCCAACAGCTTAGGAATAATACTCATGAACAGTGGCGCGTCACCGCCCGTGATATTAAATTTCACTGTTGTCGATGGGTCAAGCAAAAACCAGCCGTTGGTATCGCCAGCATAGTCAATGGGTAACTTCCCATCCTTATAAGCAAGGTAAGCCTTCTGGACTTCCTTCGGCCACAGTTTTAGAACTCTTAAACGATACGCAGTATCGGAAAAAGCATCGTCGAAATATTTCATATTAAATTCAACCGCAGGATTACCGTTAAGTTGATAACGGCTGCGGCAATAGGAAATAGGTAATTCTTGAATAAAACAAGCGTCCTTTTGCTGCACAATTACGCCATAATAGGCACCCGTGCGCACAACTTTCAACGCAATCTCGCCAAACACTTTTTTGAGATTGCAGTTTTCAAGATAGCGTGTTGATTTATACCAACCTTCGACTACCTTTTTAGATTTACCATCTTGTTTTAATTTTTCATCATATATCATTGGCGTAATAAACCAATCATATCTGAATAGGAAAGCCATATAACGACACAGGCGGCTATAGATACCGCTTGTCTTGAAGAAATAATTAGAAATCTTACGCTGTTCATTCATATTATTCTGTTCAATGGCCTTTAGCACATCTTCTTTAGTGTACTTCTTGCGGCGAGAATATTTGTCTGTAATAACCTGACCAATATCAAGAACAACGTCATTGGAGAGAGTTTTGTTCCCTACCTTGATTTTATTAAATGCTAAAGAACCGGATTGGCTATTGCCATTTGCAATAATGCGGCAATCTCGTTCATTTTTATTTTTAACGGTAGCCAAAGCTCACCTCCTAATATCCTGCTGCTTTCATGATATAATCGTAACTTAGTCTTCCTTCATCATAATAAGGAATAGTGACTAATTTTAGATTATGTTC